ATACCTATGCCTGGAATACCAGCGTAGCCATCAGTATTATCTCCAGCTGCACTTTGAACTAGATGCCACTTAGCACCATCTTCAGGATTGATGAGTGTGGACTCTTCAAAGTTGTATAACATCCCAGGTATTTGTTTCATGTCCTTATCAGGACTAATAATTATGTTACCTGGATATTTTGTAGCGTAGATACCCATAGCATCGTCTGCCTCAAGTGTAGGCATGGTGATGACTTCAAACTCAGTCTTGAGTTTGTTTATGACACGTTTATAGGCACATGGCTTTTTTCTATTTCGATGACCTTTGTAATCGGCTTGAATTTTTTTCCGAAAATTATCAGGGCTACTAAAGAACAAGATAATGTCATCGAATGATCCGAAGTGACGTTGTATCTTTTTAATCTCCCTCATCACACAAGCGTATGCTTCTGAGAATTTAGAAGTAACAATTATTACATCATCTCCAAAATCAATCTCACTTTCTGCAGCTGCACAGCATTTATATACTGTGAAGTCTGCATCAATTAGTAGTTTCATTCATTTGGTGGTAACTATTTTATTAAAGTTTTTACATAGTTTTTGTAGGTCAATTAAAGTAAAATCACATTTCATCCTGTTTGCTTTCCAGCTACATACAATTATATTGCCAGGTATATAACCTTTAGAACTATCAATTCTATCAAGGGTTTTGCTATCATCTGGTCTTTTTTGTTTTTTATCAGGATCATGGTAGTCATACCTTTTTATAGGAATCTCTAAATAAGGACATATATCTGTATCTACTTTTTCTATATCTTGAATAGTAATAGTAAATTGTTTTTGACCAGATCTAACACGTCCACTATATTTAATCCGCTCATATAAAGCTTTAGGATCTGACCATGATGAAATTTTATTATATACGGATTGCATTTTACAGTCATGGCATCTCCAATTTCTACCAGATGGATTCCAATTAACTCCTTCAATAAGAATAGTTGAACATTTAGTGCACTTCTGACCAATTGGTGCCTGACTTTGCTTCTGCTGCGATGGGGACTCTAAGGTTATAGTATTCCCCAGCTCTAATTGCTGAGTGTTCAAGGGTGAATTTCATATCGTCTATATGTTTCGGAGCGCACTCGTATTGAATTTCGTCATGTATAAATGCGAGCTGGTGAGCACGTAGACCAGCTTCTTTAATTGTTTCGTCTGCTATTAGTAGCCATCGTTTAGCTATCACTCCAGCTGAACACTGAAGTAAATAATTAAGAGCTTTATGTTGACTGTCTACGTAGATTTCTCGTCCGTCGATAGCCAAGATCTTGCCTGTAGTAGACCGCTTCTTAACAGCCTGTAGCAGCTCTGATAATCCAGGGATGGCGGCAATGAACGCTGCACGTACCTCTTTTCCTTTAGCTCTTGCCTTATCTGGTGGTAGTTGTTTATCGACTGAGAGTCCGATTTTTGCATCACCTGCTCCATATAAGAATGCGTAAGTTACGGTTTTGACATCACGTCTGGTAATTCCAATTTTGTCGGCATTGACTTGGTGAATGTCTCCGTTGAGGAGGATGTCGGCATAGCGTCCTTTATCATATCTGGCGAGATAGTGAGCGAGCATCCTGAGTTCAATGCCACTAAGATCAGCCCCGCACATAACCATTCCAGGCGTGGCGGTAAATAGTTTTCTAAATTCTTCATCTGCTGGTACCTGAGCTAGGTTTGGTTTTCTATGAGCACATCTAAATGTGTTTGTTGCTACTGAACAGTGATGGTGAATCCTGCTAGACGTCGTACATAGCTTCAGCCATGCGTTCACGCCGACTGATATCATTCCCAATGCTTTCTTTAGTTCCAAGCATCGGAGAAATTTCAGAGAAATATCCGTCCCAATTTCCTTTAGGATAATCTCGTCTACTACGGGCTTGCCGTTCGAGCTTATTGATGAGGGTGTCCATCCATAATGACACTGAAGTATCCATGCAATATGGTCTCTTGATGTAGGGTTTGTTTCTTTTAGCCGGATGCTTTCAGCACCAGCGACATAGCCTTGGGTCCGATTATTTCGTTTAGGATTGAATACTGATCCGGCAACGAAAGGATGCCTGTCTCGAAGTACTTGAGTAAGCTCTTCCAATTCTTTTCGGAGATCCGACTCAAGTTTCCATGCAGAGCGTTCATCAAAATACCATCCATGTAATTCTTGTTTTGTAAGTATGTGAGCTACCTGATGCTCTAGTTGCAGCCAGTCAGGTAACGGTGGAAGTGGTCGCATAATTTTGTTGTTACTACAACGTCTTGAGCGCAGTAATCCTCCATCTCTTGACTCCACTCGCTCCAATCACTCGTCTTACCAAAATCTCCTTTATACTCTCCTAATCTGTAGCCATAAGATTCAAGTGAATGCCTTCCATAAAGCTGTAGTGGCATATGTCTCCACTTATGCTTATGGTCTATGTCATAGATATTTGGGTGGTATAAACGTGATAAAAGAAGAGTGTCAACAATACGAGCAGTGGGAGTGAAATAGTTATATAAGTTGCTAAGAGCCGGGAGGTCAAAACCAATAATGTTATGACCAACAAGCGTGTCAGCAACAAGTAACTTACCAATTCCCTCAGAAATGGAGTATCTGTTATTCTTTTCATCGTTGTAAGTTTCTATCTCGTCAGTTGTAGAGTCATATATTGCTAAGCAATGAATACGTGTTAAATCATGTAGAAGACCATTTGTTTCAAGGTCAAATACAAGTGTCATTTTTTCATCCACTTAAATGTCTTGTCTACAAACTTGGCTTTCTTTTTTGCCTCCTCGCTGGGTGGCTTAGGTTTATTTAATTTTGGTGGTTCTTTAGCGTGTTCGTACCATGGATGTTCATACTCGCTATTTTCAAAAATCCGTGGTTTCCGCTGTTGTGCTGGTTCCACGTAGAAAGGATGGTTCCGTAGTCTCATTCTCACTAAATCTGCAGTTGGATAAGTCATATGAAAGTGTGCAAGCTATACCTGTCTCGCCTGAATAACGGTTTTTAAGGACTCTAAGAGTCGTATCGCTTCTTCCCTCTGTGGACTGTTGGTCTCGTTCAAGTCCAATGACCGCATCTGATATTTGAGAAATACTATGAGATCCCCTAAGCTGCGACAAGGAAACTCGACCTCCTTCTTCATGTGCTTTTCTATCATTACTAGATCTTCTTAAGTGACTAACTAGAAATAGAGTTATACCTGTACGTTCAACTAAACTTCTTAGACGAGTCATCGTCTGATCTATCATCCGTCTCTCATCTCCTTCAAGTCCTGAGAGGAGAATACTAAGATGGTCTAAGAATACAATATTACACTCCAATCCACTGGCAAGGTATTCGATCCGATTGTAAACCACGTCCGGATCAAAAGAACCAAAGCCATCAAACATGTAGAGATTCCAATTAGCAATGGTATTAGAAAAATGTTCTTTGAGTTCTTCTTCACTGTGTTCTCCTATGTGTAGTGCTTTACCTACAGCAGTAGACATCAAACCTAAAGCTGTTTGTCTATTGGAGGCTTCAAGGTCCAAGAACCCAACCCGTTCACCTTTGTTGAGAAGGTGAGTTGCGATCTCACGAGTGATGGACGATTTTCCTTGGCCAGTTCCTGAAGTAAAAGTAATAAGTGATGATCGCCGGATCCCTCGTAGCTTCCTATTAAGTCCGTCGTATGGGTAGTCATAATCTGATTCTTTCTGTGGGGTGGTTACTTCTTTAAGAAGTGTCTTTGCATCTATGATTCCGTCAGGTTGATATGGTTTTGCATTCCATATAGCTTTCCTTATTGCTTCTGAGTCATTCGCTTGCAAAGCTTCTGAAGCGTCTTTATAGGATTCGAGCCTTGCAATTTTAACCTTCCCTGGTGGTAGTACGCTTGCAGCATCTTTCGCTGCTTTTCTTCCAGCCTCATCTCCATCAAAGAAGAGAACAATTTCCGCATAACCTTGGAATAAATCGTATTGTTTTTGTATATCTTTCTTGGCGGAGGCAGCTCCATGAGGAAGGCTGACATGTGGCCAACCAGTCATTGCCTCGTAGCCAGAGGCAGCGTCTAGCTCCCCTTCATAAACAATGATCCGTTTACCGCTACTAGGAAATAAATGCTGACCAAAAAGAGTATCGGTAGATATCCCTTCATAATAGAAGTCTTTTTGTTTGGTCTTTACTTTTGCTCCCTGAAGTATTCCGTCGCTCGTGAAATAATAGAAGCGTAGAAGTTCTCCGTCTCGGAAGATCTTATATTTTTGGTTCGTCTGTTCACTGATTCCTCTACGTTGCAGCCGTACGGCAGATCCTTTGAGTTGAACATTGGTAGACATTTGATGAGTTTGTGTATTTTCTCCATTCCCAGGAGTACGGGTGTGACATACAAAGCAGTAGGTATGTCCATCTGAATACTCAGACTTCGCATCACTACTGCCACAGTTTTCACATGCTGTATGTCTTACAAATTCGCTCTCTATATGAGCCATTCCATTGGTATGTTGTGCCAAGCAGTCCAAGGTATATCGTGCTTCTCGCACCACTTGGCGTATGTAGTTTTAGATTTCTTAGAGATAGTATTATATGGTGCTTGAAAGACCATTCGTATATCTAAGTCTGGGTTCTGTTCTTTAACAGCCTTCATCTTCCTTCTATCCGCTGCATCCCAATACCCTTTGGTCTCTAAGTAGACACCATTGGGTAATAGGAAGTCAGGCGAATAGTTGTGTTGTATTTGATATGGAACCTTAGTTGGTTCATACTCATAATCAATACCTAATTCACACAGTAAATCTGAGACCTTCTCTTCAAGCTCTGACCTGAACATTAGAAGTCATCTTCTACTGATGCTGGTGTACCAGCTGCCTCAACATTTGGTTCACCTGCTTTAAAGCCATTAGTCTTACCAAATAATTCAGCAACACTAGCTTGATCTAAGTCTCCTGTATCTACTCCAGCCCCTCCTTGAACCGTTACGATCTGCACTCCAGAGAGCTTCAGAGACGTTCCATATGAGATACCATCTCTTAGTAGGTAAGGCTTTTGAATGAAGCCTAGCTTGACCGTAGATCCAGCATAGACAGGAGTATTAGGGTCAGTAATAGGAGTACCTTCTGTATCGACCACTGGTGGCTTTTTATCTTCAGCCCATGAGAATTTAATGATGTATTTTC